ATGACAATAAAATTAATTCGTATGAGAACTGGAGAAGATGTTGTAGCAGATATAGATGAGAATGAGGAGTTTTTAACGTTAGAAAATCCTGCTGTATTAATTCCTATGGGAGAACCAGGGGAACAAATGCAAATGGGATTTGGACCTTGGGTGCCTTTTAATAAAAGTACTACTGTAGAAATTCCTAGAAGTCATGTAGTTTTTGTTGCAGACCCAGCAGATGATTTAAAAGATAATTATAGACAAGCGTTCGGTTCTGGCATTGCAATTCCACAACCACAAGTAAAAACAAAGACTTTACTTAGCGGGTGATTTGTGTTATAATATCCATATGACAGAAAACTTTTATACAAATGTAATCCAAAAAGGTGATACGCTTCTTGTCCGAGCAATTGAGAACGGTAAGAGAATACAACGTAAAGTTAGTTACAAGCCAACACTATATACTCGTACAAAAGATACAACAGAATATAAAACTTTAGAAGGACATAGTTTAAAACCAATAAAACTTAGCAGCATGAGAGCTGCTAGAGAGTTTTTAAAAAACTATGAACAACAACCAGGCACCATCTTTGGGATGGAACGATATCATTATTGTTATCTGGCTGAAAATTATCCCGGGTTAGTTGAATGGGAAAGAGATAAGGTTTTAATTCTTACTATTGATATAGAGGTAGCTAGTGAGAATGGTTTTCCAGATCCTAATACGGCTGTAGAAGAAGTCCTAGCTATTACAGTAAAGAACCATAAGACTAAAAAGATTATGGTGTGGGGTATCAATGATTATAATAATACCCGTGATGATGTTGTATATGTATATTGTAATGATGAGAAGGTATTGTTAGAAAAGTTTGTAGAATTTATGGCTAATGTTAAACCAGATGTTATAACTGGTTGGAACACTACATTTTTTGATATACCGTATCTATGTAATCGTATTACTAATCTTTTTGGATCGGAGATGATGTATAATTTATCTCCATGGGAAATTGTTACAGAAGAAAAAACAGTAACGTTTGGAAGAGATGTATCCAGGTATAATATTTGGGGAGTATCTAGTTTAGATTATTTAGATTTATATAAGAAGTTTACTTATACAGATCAAGAATCATTTGCTTTAGATTATATTTCTTTTATTGAATTGGGTGTCAAAAAGGATCCTAATCCATATGACACATTCAAAGAATGGTATACAAAAGATTATCAATCATTTGTAGATTATAATATTAAAGATGTGGAACTGGTAGATGCATTAGAGGATCATTTAGGTATGATTCAATTGATGCTTACTATGGCTTATGAAGCTAAGATAAATTATAATGATGTATATTCACAGAACCGTATGTGGGATGTTATCATCTATAATTATTTACGAGATAAGAATATTGTTATTCCTCAAAGAAGAAAAAGTCATAAGGTTGCTAAGTATGAAGGTGCTTATGTAAAAGAACCACAGACAGGCCAACATGATTGGATTATGTCATTTGATTTGAACAGTTTGTATCCACATTTGATTATGCAATATAATATTTCATTAGAAACTCTTATTAAGGAGCAGTTTCCTAAACCTATTTCAGTAAAAAAATTATTAGCTAAGGATGTAGATACAGATATATTAAAAGGTAAAAATTTAACTGTGACTCCTAATGGAGCTTGTTTTAGAACAGATGTTAGAGGATTTTTACCAGAACTTATGGAAAAGTTTTATATAGATCGTGTTAAATTTAAAGGGTATTTACTTGAAGCTAAACAGAGATATGAGGACACTAAAGATAAGAAGTATCTTAAACAGATAGCAACATATCATAACATACAGATGGCTAGGAAGATTGCGTTGAATAGTGCTTATGGAGCTCTTGGTAATGAGTATTTTAGATATTATGATGAGAGAATGGCAACAGCTATTACAACATCAGGACAATTAGCTATTAGATGGATAGAGAATAAAGTAAACGAATATCTCAATAAGTTATTAAAGAGTGATAATATAGATTATGTAGTAGCGTCTGATACAGATTCTATCTATGTTCGTTTTAAAGAATTGGTTGATAAAGTTAATCCAAAAAATCCTGTAGAATTTTTAGATAAGGTTGCTATAGAAAAATTAGAACCTTATATACACAAATGTTATGCAGAACTGGCTCAGTATCTTTATGTCTATGAAGATAAGATGGATATGGCTAGAGAAGTTATTGCTGATAAGGGTATATGGACAGCCAAGAAACGATACATTCTCAATGTACATGATAGTGAAGGTGTACGATATGCAGAACCAGAATTAAAGGTGATGGGTTTAGAGTCTGTTAAATCTTCTACACCCCATGCTTGTCGTGAAAAGATTAAAGATTCTTTGAAAGTAATAGTAGCTGAAGATGAACGGTCAGTAAATAAATTTATTCGGGATTTTCGTAAAGAGTTTATGGCATTGCCTGTAGAGTCCATGGCATTTCCTAGATCAGTAAATGGTATTAAAAAGTGGGGTGATAGATCAAGTGTATTTAAGAAAGGCACGCCCATGCATATCAAGGGTGCTTTGATTTATAATTATTTGTTGAATAAAAATAAACTAACACACAAGTATCCGCTGATAATGGATGGTGAGAAGTTGAAGTTCATATTACTCAGGACACCTAATGCATTGCAGTCAAATGTCATTGCGTTTCTTAGTGAGTTGCCTAAAGAGTTTGGTCTACACGAACAAATAGATTATGATAAACAATTTGAGAAGTCTTTTGTTGATCCGATTTCGTTAATAATGGAATGTATTGATTGGAATGTTGACAGAAGCTATGGTACACGAAGAACACTTGAAGAATTTTTTGGATGATTCTTACAGAACAAGATAGTTATTGGGCAGCACAGAAACTTGTAGAATATTTTTCAGACTTCAATAGAATAGATGATTATTTTAGAAGTCGTAAGATAGACCGCATTAAGGATATGCCTACACCTTTGTTTGGATTGGGTCCAGAAGATGAGTTATTTCAATCTTTTGATATGCATCCAGAAGATATGAATTTTGAAATTGTCCGTAGAACAGGAGAATCATTTGATAATTTGTTAGAGATGACTGCTAGTTTTTCTCCAGATGATCCTCCCGGTAGGAATAGTAAACTTTGTGTACAAGAAACGAACACTGGAAAAATAGTTGGGTTTATTAAGCTGGCATCACCTCTTATTAATGCTAAGCCTAGAAATGATTTTTTAGGTAGACCTTTACAGACAGTGGATAAGGAAGAAATGTCTAGATTTAATGCTAGCACTATTATGGGGTTTGTAATAGTACCAGCACAACCATTTGGGTTTAATTATCTTGGTGGTAAATTGTTGGCGGCTATTTGTTGTTCACATGATATTAGAGAATTTTTAGATAATAAGTATGGTGGGCCTTATTGTATGTTTGAGACTACATCATTATATGGTAACATTAAAGGTGGTAGTATGTATGATGGCATGAGGCCTTTTTTACGATATAAGGGAAATACAGAGTCTAAATTCTTTTTGACTTTTGCAGATGATATGTACCTTGAAATGAGAAAATGGTTTGAGAAACGAAATGGTAATGAACCTTTGATTCATAAAGAAGCTTCATCTAGAAAACTCAAGACACAAACGAAAATGATAGGCATTATTAGTCAGAGCCTTAAAAAATATAATGTAGATGCTCATAAGAAGTTTGTTGAGTTTAGAAGGAAAACTGAAGGCATAACAACACAGAAAAGATTTTATATGTCCACATATGGATATGCTAATACTAAAGAATACTTATTGAGAGAAACGGATACTTTAGTAAAAGGAGAAGCGTGGGCTAGACATTCCCTTGAAAATGTGATAAGCTGGTGGAGACATAAAGCAATTAAAAGATATGAATCTTTAAAGGCAAATAATAAATTGCGGACAGAGTTAGAAATTTGGCGACTAAACAATATAGACCAAATTGATATTATACGATGATTTATAAGTGTACATATCTTGTAGAGATTAGAGGTAAAAGAATATCGAGTACAGGATGGGCTGTACAAGAAAGAGATGATAGTTTTTTAATATGGGATGAAAAATATGGAGAGTGGATCATTCCAAAATGTGATGTGGTATTAGATTATGAAAATAGTATGCGCTCGGCTTAGAAGCAATGTAACATATACAGGTCCACTTGAAACTGTATTAGATTCTTTTTTCTATTTGTATGATTTGTGGATGAAACAACATCCAGAACATACATACAATACTTATAATTTAAGTTTTGATAGAAAGAAAAAACCACAGAGAAATGCTGATGTGTTTAAAGATGCTGATGTAGTTGTTATACCTAGCGACAGTGAGTTTCGGTATCACGGTTCTTTGCAGATAGACCCTAGAGATTTAGAAACATCGAATAATTTTATTGAAGAAATTAAACCACATATGGAAGGTAAGACTGTCATTATGTGGAGGTCTGACCGTGGTGATACAGAAGAACTTTATCGTAGTGAAACTTTTAAGGGTGTTACTTTAGGAGATTTTAATACGATAGATGAGATAGATTTTCCTGCTAATATACATGGTATGAAACATCATTTTATTAGAGAGGCTTTTTATAATCCTTTGGCAAAGGCTATGGGCACCGAGCTGCCTCAAATAGATTTTGCTTATTGGGGTAGAATGAAAGATGGTGATGATAGAGGAAAAATTATCAGACAGATTTATCGTGACCCAGATATTACACAAATACTTATTGGCGGTTTCCCATCAGGAGTTGAAAGACAGGCTTCTTGGATAAAAGAATGGAAAGAATTGTTAGGTCATATACAACATGCTAGATGTACATTGTGTTTTAATTGGAGAGATCCAACAGCAACAACATCTAGATATCCTGAAGCATTAGCGGTTGGTTTAGTTCCATTTGTATGGCAAGATTATGATAAAAATAATACATATGCAATAGAGGAATTTCAAAGAGTAACATCATTTGAAATGTTAAGAGAAAAAATAATAGCTTTAAAAGATGATGCTTTTTATTCTACTGCATTGCATGGATTTCAAGAAAATTATAAAGATGTTTTGCCTAGCAAATTGGAGTACTTTAAAATGTTTTCTGAAAAAATGAATAAATATCTAAGGAGGTGAATAGATTATGTTAAAATCATTTTGGTGGAATAAGCAATGGGCCTTATGGGCTTGGGGTGGTCTTATTGCACTTATAGGATCGTTGTGGTTACAGGTACAAATGACTGTAGCTATCAACAGGTGGTATGGAGTATTTTATGACCTGCTACAAAATGCAGGTGACTATGTAGATAAACCACAAGAAGGTATTAGTCAATTGTATTCTCAATTAATTTCACTACAATATACAATGAGTGGCTTTGATAGTGAGATAGCTAAAGTATCCTTTACTGAGATTGCATTTCCGTATATAGCACTTGCTATTTTTACGGGATGGTTTGCACGAATCTATGGGCTACGTTGGCGAGAAGCTATGACGTTCAGTTATATTCCACGTTGGCGTGCTGTAGATGGAGAAATTGAAGGTGCATCGCAACGTCTCCAAGAAGATTGTAATAGATGGGCAAGAATTATTGAGTCACTAGGACTGCAAGTAGTACGAGCAGTTATGACATTGATTGCCTTTATTCCAATCTTATGGGGGTTCAGTGACAAGGTTGATATTCCAATCATCAGAGATATTGAAGGTTCGCTTGTTTGGGGAACATTAATTATTTCGTTGGGTGGTATGGCAATCAGTTGGTTCGTCGGTTGGAAACTACCACATCTGGAGTATAACAATCAGAGAGTAGAAGCTGCCTTCAGAAAAGACTTGGTGCTTGGTGAAGATGACAAGTCAAACTATGCACAGCCTGAAACATTAGGTGAACTGTTCACAGGTATTAGATATAATTATCATAGGCTGTATTTACATTATGGTTATTTTGATTGTTGGGTTGTGTTTTATGACCAGTTTATGATTATTGCACCTTACCTTGTAATGGGTCCAGGATTGTTTACTGGTATGATTACGCTTGGTGTCATGGTGCAGGTCAGTAATGCGTTCAGTAGAGTGCATGGAGGCTTTGCATTATTCTTACATAACTGGACAACGATTACAGAACTGCGTTCAATTTGGCGTCGTCTGCATGAGTTTGAAGCTAACTTAGTGAGGTACGGACAATGAGCGGCGAAATGATATTGTTAGGTTGTATAGGTATAGGTCTAGTTTGCGTAGTTCTTTTTGCACATTGGATTGATCGGCGTATTGTCCGAAAGATTGAAGCGTATGAAGATCGTATGGTCAAACAAGGCATATATAAAAGACACTTTACAGCTAAAGGCAAGAATTAATTGCTACTGGCAGTATATAAAAATAAGAAGTATAAAACTATAAATGTACCTCTCTCCATGAAGGATGAAATTAAAAAGATGCTTCGGGAGAGA